TGTTCGGGTTTTCCCGGTCTAACGAAGAGCGTAATTTATTTAATTTACAGTCGGTGCTGGGGATACATCGGGGTATCATCAGGCCGTGCCCTAAACTAAATAAACCACAAAAAGATTAAACAATTAAAAGTCCCGACAGGAGTCGAACCTGCAACACATCAATTGTGGATTGATTGCTCTACCGCAGAGCGACGGGACAACTAAATTTTATCTTCGTTTATCAACACGAAGACCTTGAGTTGACTGTGTGATTTTCAACCTTTCCTCCACCTGCTTACGATAGGTTGAATCCTGCGAATATCGAGGATCATTAATCGCCGCAGAAATTTCTTTATTGTTCTCGAAGGGGCGGGCATTGACAGGACCACCGCCTGCTGTTTGAACATGTCCGGGTTCTTTGGTTGACCCTACAGCCTGCTGTGCCTCGGCAACAAGACCCAACAAAGATCGTTTCCAGTTGGGACCCATTAGCTGCTGGTTCATGTCATTAATTTCTTCGGGAGAATAATGCTCTACGGCGTATTGAACTGCCGCATTAAGGACATGCTCACCGCCTACCAACTCTGCCGCCACTTTGCGCTGCTCACGCTGAAGTGCCTGTTGGCCGGCCATAACCTTCCCCAACAACTCTTCGGGAATTCCTAAACCTTCGACAAGAATCTTACTGGTATCCTCGTCCAAACCCTGAGAAAGATCAGTAGACATGATCTTAGACCAATCAACCTTACCCGATTCTTCCGGCTTTGCTTCCTCTTTCTTAACGGGAATTTCCAGTTTACCAGACTCTTCTTTACCTTCCTGACCTTCTGCCTTGTTGGTCGGCGCTCCCGTATCCATACCGGATTTCTTAAGAGACGAAAGTTCTTGTGTCTTACGTGTATAATCTGCTCTCAAATGTTTCCATGCGTCGGCAAAATTACTTGCATTCCCTGCAAACTCTTCGGGAATAAGATCAGGATTGTTTTCAGCCCATTTTTGGAACATGTCCGCTTCATGGTCAAGAGAATTAATCGCTGGTGTTTCTTTAGGTGCCTCTGGGGCTGACCCCTGAGCACTTCCTTGGGATTCCAATGGAGGATCCGCGTCATATAGTATATATTTTATTTTCGTTTCCTTTCAGTTATTGAGGAGCGGCCTGCTGTTGCGCCTGTGCTTGGGCTTGGGCTTGTGCCTGACCCTGAGCCTCAGTAATGTTCCCAGCCGACTGTATCCCTTGTTGCTGAACTTGATCCAACAACTGTTGCTGCTGTTGCGCTTGCTGTTGCTGTGCCAATTCTTCTTGAGTAAACACTAGGCCAACATGGTTCAAACCAATGTTAGTTACATATCGCTTGGAAAATTCATTCCAGTTTATCTGTGATCGTAGTTCAGGAATCTGAACAAAATCAATACCCATTTGTTTCAATCGTTGTAGATCCACCTCACGGGAAATAGTATCAAGGCCGGATCGAACTTTAATTTTAATCAAAGAATTATCTTTTGTTCCAATGTCCAAATCTTCAAGAAGTTTCTGCCGTCTCATCAGGCTTGCTGTTCGCTCCACAATGGGAGGAATAAGTTGACGATTCTGCAAAGATAGAACACCGCCCAACGCTTGGTCTAGTTCCACCGCATCAAGTTGAACCTCCGCGGCCGTCACTCGTTCTGCATCTCGGCGAGACGATGAGCCTAACAAAAAGGTTTGCGCAATGTCTCTCTTCCACATATTCACCGCTTCCGCGGTAACCTGTAGGCCTTGAACAGAACCAAGATTTAAAAGAAACAAATCCTGCGCCCGACCGGGTACGTAATCTCCGTTTTCACTTTCGACTAAATCCTGTACTTCGGTAAGCCCTGTAGGATCCACGAAAGTTCTATGCTCTGCTACCATCGCCGCCACATCAATAAGCGACGAAGTAAGCGAGTCCAAAGTCAACAGATCTCCAAAGTTTTCTTCGCAAAGAGACGTACTATAGTCTTCTCCGTCCTCCAGATTCCATGTAAAAATCCAATATGGAAGAATTTCATATTCAGGAGGAGCATCGTCGATATCTATTCCACGAAGTTCTCGTTTGACCTTCCAGACTTTTTCTTCAGGAGACCATAGAAGTTGAGTATACAACGGCTCTGCATCTTCATCATGGATATTCGGAGACTTGGTACCCGAAGCCACCTTCGATTGTATAGACGGTTCAAGAGCCTCTACGTCTACCCATTCTTGAAGAATGATTTCAAACGGCGTTCCTTCTGGTGTTCGACGAACAACATATCTATCTAACCGATGAATCTTAAAAGAAATAGAATCTATTTCCTGAATCAAACATTCCCCTACTACGATGAGAAACTTATACGCTTGGAAAATCTTAGACCTTAGATTAGACCCTGCCAAGCGTCGTCTGATTCGTCTTTCTCGGCTCTCAAGGGCCTGCTCTACAACGCTGATATCAGGATCATCAACAAAATCATTGATATAAAAGGTAAAATAAGGGATATCATTCGCGGGAAGATTCGCCGAAGTCAGACGTGCGGCCAGCCGAACTACCCCTCTGGCCACCATAGCTTGATTAGGAATTGGAAGGGACACGCTCTGAGACCTACCGCTTCGTGGCAATAACGAAGGTATGGAAATCTCAGCACATTGATATGCTCGTTCCAGTTTACTTTGCCGTGCACGAGACAGATGTTCATAACGTGTTTCTAATGTTTTAAAAGTTTTCATCATTACGTATTAGGAATAAAGATACTCTGTCGTTTCAAACTTTCTCGGCCTTCTCTGGCTTTCTGTAATGCCACCAAAGCACGAATATTCTCTTTCTCCAATTCATCGTCCTCCTTCGGAGGCGGTACATCGGGAATCGACGGTCCAAATAGTGATCCCATTATTTTCACCTACTTCTTTATATTTCGTTGGTCTGACGGTTTGTTTGACGATTGTCTCAATTGAATTAGTCTTAATTTCTCTAATACACTACGAGCACCGCTGTTAAATACCCAGTCTTCGTATGTAGTTTTTTCGTGATTGTAATGCAAAACAGGAAAGACTCTCTCCAATGACTCTAAAAGTTGATCATCAATAATCGGAAAATTGTTCATGCTGCTCCTTAATACCAAACCATCGAACCGCCCTTTAGCAAGGCAGTATACAAGTCATCTACCGTTTCGACAGTAGAATCTAAAGGACGGCCCATGCAAGCCTTTAGTGCAACTAAGGTGGCTGTTAGGCAATTCTTGGAATTAACAGGGGTCTCTCCCTTTAAGAAATTCAAGACAGTTTTGAACCATTCATGTTTCCAGTGGATCAACCCTTGAGTATCATTACTGAATTCTTCTGTAAAGGGTGCTTTAATCTGTAGAGTGCGGTCGGGCGGTCTGAGTTGTTTGTATTTCCACGCCGGAATCCATCGTGTCTTACCACAAATAGGAATTTCATACAAGGCCCCCGGTCCTATCTCAAAAGTGACGTGGCCAAATCTGCTATGGCCGCACCACGAAGAGATATGCCCAATGAGACCTTTAGGGAAGTAAAAATGAACCCAAATATATGGTTCCATGCTAGTTCCTTTACGAAAGGAGGTTTGATCTGTTCTGTAGTGTGAGAAAAACGCCTAGATTAAGCCAGATCCCACATTATTGGCTTCTTAGCGTCGGAATCCCAGTCCGATGCTCTTAGAATACGGGCTAAATGAGCCTGAATAAGCATATATTCGTCGGAAAGATCGGCATTCTTATAGGCCTTTCTTACCGCGTCCCATAAAGTCTCATTATTCTCCCTATCCTTTAGGATTTTCTCCGCAGTTTTAGGCCCCACCCCACGAGGAAAGGCTTCACACTTTGTAATGCCCTTATAATTATCGGTGGAGTCACCTGTGAGACACTGAAGAGCGCACCAATAGTCGGCTTCTTCTTCAGTAATCCTTACCGGAAAATCATCTTTATCGGGATTATAATGCCACCCCGGAATTTGTTTAAGATCTTTATCTATCGTTATGATTACTGGATTCTGAACCTTACCATTAGTAGCTAAGATTCCCAGCACATCATCTGCCTCAAGAGAAGGTATTGCTACACATCGAAAGGCCTTTTTGAGACCTTGAAATGCACAAGATAAAAACTCCGGCTTCTCCAGATCATCTCTATTAGTTTTATACTCTGGAGATAACAATCTTCGGAACCCGAAATCTCTTGGACAAGACAAGCCTACAATAATTTTCTCACAGAAAGATTCGGAGGTCCACGTGCGCACAATACTACGTACCAGTTCTTGAACATCTAGTTCATCGCCTCCCTCTTTTTCCGTCAAGATAGCCGTCCGATACGCACAAATATCACCATCAATCAAAGCCGTTCTACTTTTTTTCAAGTCTTTTGGTTTCACGCTTTGGCACATCCTTTATGCAGGCAGAACAGGTTTCAACCAGTCTTTCAACCGATCTAAAACAATGACATTCATATCCTCTATGGTCCCCGCAGAAATAACTGTTTCATCGAAGAACTCATCAGGCAACGTTAAATCCATATACTCGTAAGCCATTTGTTCGGAGATATGATCTCTCCAAGGAGCATCGGGTTCAGGAAGTTCATCACATCTATCGACGAAAAGAACCAAGCCTCCCCATGATTTTATCAAATTCACTTCGTTTGGAAAACGAACATCATCGACCAAGATAACAATATCATCAGGAGATTTTTTTTGACCAATAATTTCCTGAATATTTTCGACTCCCTCGGCAATATCTTTAAAATCTTGCCGAACAAGATTGACCCACCAATCTGTATCTGACTCTTCAGAATATTTAGGGTTCCTCAACATATCAGTGCCTATACTCTGTGCCATTTTTCGATACAAATCAGGAGTTTTTTCTTTAGTGACTCCCAAAACCTTGAGGCCGATTCGGAGACGACCAGCCATGCTCCATCTCAATACCTCAAGTCGATAAGGACCCTTCCGAATTTCTTTTTCAATCAACTCACAAAGAGTAGTCTTCCCAGCTTTCGCAAGACCGGCACAACCAATAATAATCAATGACGTTACTCCTGTTTATCGAGACGAGAACGAGCATCCGCTACACGAGAATCGAAAAGAGTATCTCCTTCTTGGGCTGCCTTTAGGATTGCATCCTTTTCCAACTCTGAATAACCATCTGAATTGATAGATATTTCTGCAATACCCTTTGCCAACAATTTAAGCGAACTGATCAATGCTATAATTTCTGAAACAGGAATCACGACCCACCTTCTTTCTTTTCAATCTCGGCCAGTGTAATAAGAATTGCATCCAAAGCATCCATAAAAGAATCAAATTCATCGCCACCTTCAGGAAGCCGTAGAAAGGCTTTATTCAGATAACCCCTTGCAGACTGAATAGCAGGATCAACTGTTTCAACCAATTCCTGATCGCTGATTAGTCCCGATTCATGGGCTTCAATCATCAAAGCGGTTGTCGTTGTCAAAAGAGATCTCTGTTGAAACCATCTATCCGCCGGCGACGTAGCACAACTTACCATCACACAGAGCAACAACAGCAAAAACAATCCATTAATTCTTTTCAACATATCCTAACTCCTAAAAAATAATTACGTACTAATTGAGAACCCGATAATACCTAATGAGTCTCAAACCAGTTCTTCCCTATTTTATATTCACCATCAAGATCACATTTAAATCCCAACTCAATTCCAGCCTGTTTAATGCTGCTTACCGCTTGTCGGCCTATAGTTTCCGCATACTCAGGACGGCTTTCCAATTGCCATTCATCATGTATGTTCAACATAAACTCATAATCTTTTCCGGGACAAAGGCCGTGCAAACTTTGCAAATCATGGTCTAATATAATCAAGCCCTTTTTCATTAGGACTGCACCATGAGACTGTAACAAAGTATTAAGAGCCAAATAGGAATATCTGATAGGCAAAGGACGACCATCTAAGCCTGTAAGATATCCCTGCAAATCATATTTTATTTTAATCCATTTCTTCAACTCCTTTAGGGCAGGAATATTCTTAAGAAAACGGGCACGAAGACGCTTACCAATCTGAGAGACCGACCCCTTTTGTTTCCATTCCTCTTTTTGTTCAGGGGTTAAAGAAGAATGATGGATAATAGTAGTTCCTAACTTAGCGTCCCCGGCTCCATAGATAAATGCATAGATAAATGTCTTAGCACAATCCCGCGTCTCCAGACCAGCCATCTGCTGATTGTGAGTATGAATATCCGAGTCCGCAATAATCTTAGCATAGGCTCCATCATCCCATCTAGATAATTCATGCGCCAAAGCACGCAGTTCTAATCCACTAGCATCCGCACCTATCTGTAACCATCCTTGTCGAGGCCCAAAACACCTACGAGATTGCTCTCCAAATGGAGAATATCCTGCTGGAACTTGTCCAAGATTCGGAGAAGAATGAGACATCCTTCCAGAAACACAACCCAACTGATTAACTCCACCATGAATTCTTTTAGTTGCCAAATCAAGATGCTCAAGCCAACTAAGAAGCTGCGATTCTCGTTTACAAAGAAGTAAATATCTTTCCAACGTCCTCGCCTCATCGAATTCCAGAGTAGATAAAACCTTTTCATCCATAACCGGAGAACCACTGTCAGTAAACACCTTCGGTTCCCATTGATATTTCTCTATGAACCGATCGACAATTTGCTGTCGGCTTCCGGGATTAAATTTCTCTTCTTTTATTCTATTCGGGCCTCGACGAATACTGTTATCTTTATATCCAGCCTTTTTCGCATCCCCTTTCGTGGGAAAGCGGATAACATTGAAACCATCATCTGCTTCCCAATACTCAGGAGTTTTCGTTTCAATATATTTAGGAGGAAAAATCTTTTGCAACTCTGCTTTAGTGTCAGTAATCTCAATATTTAATTCCATTTGAAATCTTAGAGCAGCATCCTCATCGAAACCAACACCATTAAGATATTGTCGAATCAATATCGGAGCAATGGCATGCTCAATCTTAATAGCCTCAATGAATCGACTCATTCTTTTCTTCAGATACTGATAAACTTTCTCACCAACCAGCACATCATTAATACAATATGCCTCTGCCTCTTCAGACCACCCTTCAATAAGAGAATCAGGAGGTTTCATCTTAAGACACCCAAGATGACGACCCCAGCATTCCAGACTATTACCTCCAAATGGATGGTTTTTAATGTCGGGATATAAAATACGAGAAAGAAGAACAGTATCAATACATTGAGGCAACACAATATCAGGATATAATTTCTGAATAACCGGTACATCATAATTGCAACCATTGTGCGCCACAATTCGATGCGCCTTAGATAAGATCTCAAGCCCTTCGGGAATGGAATTCTCAGAATGGTTATTGCGAAACACATGAAGAGATTGATCATTCAGATTTTTTATAACCAGCAACCAAATTTGCGTTACATCACGGAGCAAGCCATTGGTTTCCAAATCGAAAACACAGACATCTCCTTTATTTTTCATTCTTTGTCTTAGAGGTCTGCGTTTTGTTCGTCTGTGTCTCCAACGCTTCGACCCTCTTTAGCAGCCCGGACACGGCCCGCACAAGAAACCAAGATTGAGCCATAAAGACCTTCGGGTTCCATGCAGTCTGTCGCGGAGCGGGCTGTGATTCCCCAAACGTTTCAATCGTATCATCGTACATATGTTTTTCCTTAAAAGAAATCCTGACTATCGTCAGTGTTAATAACTTCATCATATGATACCGGATTATCAGAATCAGGATCAAAGATAACTTTTCCATTATCATCATATCCCCAATCTACTTCATGGAGATCTCCGGTATCTTTCTCAAATCTCATTGCTGTTATTATACCAGTATTGCCAGTGAATCTATCCTTTAGAGACCGGACAATTACAGTATTAGCAATCTTGTCATCTGAATGTTGTTGGTTTCTTTCGTAAGCCAAGCATACATCCGACAACTGGTATAACGCACCACTCCCCCTGAAGTCTCGTAACGAAATCTGACCTCCTTCCTCGAATGGGGTTCCCTTTGGCTTCGTCAAATGACATACAGCATCTATATGGCAATCTGTTCTCTGAACAAACTGACGTAAGTTGGTCATCAGAAGATCAATATCCTTACGTTCGTTACCGGATTCCATACCAGACACAATTATAGAGATATGATCTATATAAATCTTATCACATCCCAAGCCTGTTCTCATGTAATCCAACTTGTCAACTAAAGTCATAGCATCAAGAGAACCAAAATGATCCAACAAATATAGATTACCTTTAGAACAGAGTTTCTTATAGGCTTCTAAGAACTCTGAATCCGAAAGATTATCCTCGATTCCAAAATCTACTGCCTGAAATCCTCCATCAACTAATTTTTTATTCAACGACCGTGCTGCCAAGATTTGACGTACTGGTTTATTCAACAGACTGGACATAAGATGTTGTATAGTATCCTTTACGCTTTCCTCCAGCATCATAACCCCAACGTTCTCCCCATTCTGGAGATCGCTATAGATTAATTTGCGCATAAAGGTACTTTTACCCATGCCGGATCCCGATGAATGCATCACTAACTCAGGCGATTTGCGCCCGAATAATTGTTTGGTCATCGAGGCCCAAGGGTAGGGCCAGATATGGGAGAACTCCAAATCCTTGGATATATCGGCCTCGCTGATATGCAAGATACCATCAGGACGATAGGTAGGAGCATCCCACCACGCTCGAATCAATTCTGTTGTCTTGCCTTCCATAAGACAATCGCAAGAATCCTTCAGGGGAAGCGAAACAATCTGGGCTTTGCCCGGACGAAGGAGTTTAGCACATGCCAGTGCTGCGATTTGTCCGGGTTCATCCATATCAAAACATATCTTAACCTTCTCAAATGAATTCAGGTATTCCAGATTTCTTTTGAAGGCTGAGACTGCCGAGGCCGCCCCATTAGGAAGAGAAACGGCTGACCATTTATTCCCAAAGATTTGAGACATCGCCAACGCATCAAGTTCCCCCTCCGTGACGGTTAAATACTTGCCTCCTTCCTTGAATAAATGCTGTCCCATAAGTGGAGCATCTCGCATATTACCTCGGACAAAAAAATTCTTACCCCTTCGTCGAATCTTTTGTCCTACTAACTGTCCATCTCTATAGTAATTAGCGATATGACACGTCTCCCCATCAGCCATACTTCCTACTTGATAGTTATATTTCTGACAAGTTTCTTTAGTCAAACGACGGCTTTTTATGGCCATGCATTCGCCCACTAAAGGGATAAAATTAATAGGTTTCATTTCCGATTCTGTTTTATTTATGGTTTCTAGCCCCTCCTCTACTCTATGGAAACCACAAGCAAAACAGTGAACGTGTCCATCATCATAAACAGCCAAGTTATCAGCTGCGCCATCCCCTTCTACCCCGCATGATGGGCATCGCTCTCGATGGACTACTTTTTCTTGCAACATCACCATTCAATTAGCATTTCAATACGACCTTCTTCGTTCGGATCGGCCCATACTTTACAGACCTCTCCCTTTAGAGATTGAATTTGGCAATCATCAACCCATACCTTACCATTGCACCCATCAAACACCGCTTTTTGTAGATTGTCAATGTCTGGTTTAGGGTAACTAAGCGAGGTAGATTTGGGTTGTTTACAGATAAGATGCAGTTTTTTGATAACCACCTTACCTGTGATTGGTTTCCAATTCTTCGGTAAAGACTCTTCGATAACCTGTTCATATGCCTTTTTGAATACCCGATAAGGCCTAGAATAATACACTCCATATCGCCCAACACGAGGACGCGAAGCCGGTACCGGAGAAATCTTAAAGACAAATGATTTTCTCATTCAAATAAGTTCCTCGTCCCCATCGTCAAAAGCATCCTCATCAATATCCGCAAAAGAATCGACGGCATCGGCAACATTATCATACTCACTTTCTTCTTGGAAGACAGAAGAGCCATCTCTTGATTCTCTCGGCTGAGCCGCAAGAAGTTGAACCGCATTCAAGAAGCCCTTGATACCTGTGCCTAATTCAGAATGCCATCCTGCCAAACTAAACGATGCTTTGACGACATCGCCTCCCCATACCGAAGCCTTAATCATCTCTTTCTTGGCATTATAAATAGGGACAGGAATATAATGGCCGTTCTCATCAGTCTTAGGCGAAGTCTCCAACCGAATATAAGGTTTGCCGGTATCAGGATCAGACTCATCTTGACTGTTCCTAAAACTTTTAAAGAATTTAAATTGGTTAGGCGTGAATTTGATCCCCATTGACTTATAATATTCTTTGGCGAATTCCGATACCTTTTTATAAAATTCTTTATATTCCGGGTCCGAAGGATCGAAAATAATATTAATCTTAAACTTTAGTTTCCCAAATTTATCATCGGGTTTAGTGAGATAAGCCCAGCGAGCAGTCCCTGCTGGGGTTCTAAATTTCTTATCAGAAAATGTAAACGGACTTGTTCTTCTTTTTGTCATAAGTTCCTTCCTTATGAATATTGTTCTTTCAATCGCCATACTTGGACAGTTTCTACGTCAGGAGCAACATGAGGATCACCACTGGGCCATACCTTGGCAACCATATATTGCCAACCATTGACATCACCTTGACAATAAGGTTCCTGTTGCTGATGAGGCAGAAAACTTGCTATATTAAAGGCAAATCTAACAGCATTCTCATTAGTAAATACCGGAACATTATTGATAGAGGAATTGTGAGTATGACCAAAAATAGTATGTCGTTCAGATGATAAAGCTACTGTTCTTGCAACATTAACTCCACCAAAGGGCCTGCCTCCTTTACTGTAAGGGATATGAACATAGTTAATTCCATCTATTTCCACAACATGCTTATAAGGATACACCAAAAAGGGTGTTTGACCTACAACATCAACATTCCTATATCCACATAGTTCCCAGATATCAATCGCTGGCGCCCAATGAGGATATAAATTATCTAAACGCTCTTTTCGTTCTTCATGGTTCCCTGCTGTAATAATCTTACGAGGTCGATAGAGGTTGGTCCGACGTGCCTGTGTTTTTTCTAACTTCTTCAAAGGTGCGAAAAGAATCTTAAGTGATTC